CCCTGACTTCTCTGCAGGCTGCCCAGACAGAACCCCAACTCGTCTCCACTCGTAAGTAAGGATTTGTCATGTCAATCCTGACTGTTGTTCAGAACTTCTGCCGCCTTCATGGTCTGGTTGTGCCGACGTCTGTAATCAACAGTCAGGATACGACTGTGCAACAGATCTATGCGGCATTGCTGGATGTTCTTAGCGAGACAGTACAGGAATCTAAGTTTCAGGTTCTTACTCAGGAAGCGTTATTTACATTGACTGGCACTGAGAGCCAAGGAGCCATGACGACGCTTTGTCCGAATGGCTATCAGTGGGCTGTCAATGACACATTCTATGACAGGACCAGAATGCTGCCCCTGATTGGTCCGATGAATGAGGTGGAATGGCAGCAGTTAAAGGCTCTGCCAAACTCACTTCCAAATTATAAGTACCGCATTCGTGGTGGAAATTTGCTTATCAATCCAGTTCCATCCTCTTCAGGCGGTTTCAGCCAGATAGCCTTTGAGTATATCAGCAGCTGGTTTACGACCAGTGTTTCAGGAACAGCTCAGGCAACGCCACTTCATGATACTGATCTGTTTGTATTTCCTGAAGCAATCGTAGCGAAAGGTTTAGCTTATCGGTGGAAGCAGATCAAGGGTCTACCCTATACCGAGGATCAGACCCGATACTTCGATATGCTTAACAACTTCGTGGCGAGAAACAAAACCGCCAGGAAGATCAATGTCAGCGAAGATAAGCTCACAGATGTCGGCCCAGGCATCTTTGTCCCCTCTGGTAACTGGAATGTCCGGTGAGAGGCCGGAACCGCACAGGCAACCGAGGTGGTACTCGACCGATTCAGGTACAACCTGAGGTCGATGCACAGAAGATTGCTCTTCCCTGTCCTTATAATGGCTGGAATGCTGTTGGTAATCCAGCAGATATGAAGCCTCTTGACGCCTATGTGCTGGATAATTGTTTTCCTGGGGTACAGTCATTGACACTGCGACCAGGATCAACTTCCTGGAGGACTGGTGCACCAGGGAATATTCGAAGTTTGCTGAGTTATCAAGCTCAGTTTGGTGGGAAACTCTTTGCGGCGACTAATACAGGAATTTATGATGCAACGAACGCAGGGGCTTTTGGTAGTTCTCTGCTGAGCTGTTCCAATGGGAGATGGCGGGCCCAGAACTTCGCAACCCCTGGGGGGCAGTTTCTGATTGGAGCCAATGGCACTGATCCGATGTTCATTTACGATGGAACTTCATTTTACAGCGTTACCGGGGTAAGTACTCCTTATGCTATTACAGGTGTAAACACTTCCAACATCTCGCAGCTTCTCTCTCATAAAGTTCGCCTCTGGATGATCCAGGAAGGAACCATGAATCTTTGGTATCTTCCTGTAGAGAGTATTGCTGGGGCTGCTTCAGTCTTTCCCGTAGGCCATCTATTCAAGAAGGGTGGTTCCCTCGTCGCTATGGGAACTTGGTCACTAGATTCAGGAGCTGGTCCAGATGACTTCTTCATCATTGTTACGACTATGGGAGAGCTTGCTGTCTACCAAGGGACTGACCCGAGTTCGAGTTCGACTTGGGCTCTGGTGGGTGTTTTTGATTGCCCTCCGCCTCTTGGTAATAAGTGTTTTTGCGATTATGGTGGTGATCTTTTATATCTTAGTCAGAATGGGATTCTTCCTCTTAGTAAGTTGATGCAATCTGTTGTGATTGATCACTCGCTGAATGTAAGCTTTCAGATCGATGGGGCTTTTCTAGCCGCAGCCCAGACTTATGGAAGCAACCCTGATTGGGATATGGTTGTGCATAAGTCAGCCAGTGCTCTGATTGTAAATATACCTGTTGCGACGGATAGTGTTAGCTATCAGTTCGTAATGAATACGATTACAAAAGCTTGGTGTAGGTTTACTGGTTGGAATGCTAGTTGTCTGGCAGAATATCAAGGGAACTTCTTCTTCGCATCTGGGCATGTGGTTTACCAAGGTTGGTCTGGAGTTAGTGATTCGGGTTCTGCAATTCAAGGGACTATTGCGCAAGCTTATAATAACTTCGGTTCGAATTCTGGTCTTCAGATAACTTCAATAATGCCTTATATTCAGGCCAGTGGACAACTGGCTATCAGCTATGCGGTAGATACAGACTTCGTAACTTCTGCGGCTAATAATCTTCAAACTTATCAAATTCAATCAGCTGCTTGGGACATATCTCTCTGGGATCAAGCAGAATGGTCCAGCACTGGGGATATTAACTCCACGGATTTTGTAGTCCCTCAGTGGATGACAGTTCCCTCCAAACCTGGATTTATGCACTCTTTGAGAATGCAGATAACTTCCTCGACCGGTAATATTGCTTGGACAGCAACACAGTTACTTGTTAAACCAGCTGGCTTTCTGTGAAGCGGATTCTCATAGGACAAGAGGATCTTTATGGTCCTTGGATTGCCCAGAGACTTCATATGGAATGGCATCCTGGTAGAGGATCTATTATTGGCCTCTGGCAAGATGGCGTCGGGCCTATTGCAGCTTGTTTATTTGAAGGTTGCAATGGGGCGAGTGTCATGCTTCATTGTGTCGGAGAGGGTAGAATTTGGCTGAATAGAGAATTTCTCTGGTTTTGCTTTTACTATCCTTTCGAGCAGTTGAAAGTTAATAAGATAATCTCTCCTGTTGAGTCAGAGAATTTCGATTCCAGGAATTTTATTGAGAACATCGGTTTCTCGCTTGAGGCTACCCTCAAGGATGCCAGCCCGAAAGGGGATTTACTGATCTATACTCTGGGAAAAGATCAGTGCAAATGGCTATCCTTAAGGGAAAAATATCGTGGGCAAACCAAGCGCTCCAGCAGCACCTGACTATACAGCAGCAGCCGTTGCGCAGGGATCTGCGAATACGCAGACTGCGGTTGCGAACAATCAGCTTAATCAAGATAATCAGATTACTCCTTATGGTAATCTGACTTATAGCTATTCGCAACCAGGTTCAGGCCAGGGTTATACAGATAAGAATGGGAATTATATTCCCCAAGCAACTGCCACGACGAGTCTGTCGCCGGCAGAGCAGCAGCTGTTTAACCAGAATACAAGTCTGTCGACGGGACTGAACTCAGCAGCTCTAGGGACTATGCCAGCAGTTGTAAATGCTGCAAGTACACCACTGAATGCGAGTCAGTTTAATCCACTGACACAGGGACTGGCTGCAACTCCGACGCAAGTTCAAGGTTCGGTCGCTCCGACGACGACCTCAGCTATTAATCCTGCCGATTATACAGCCAATGCCAATGCTGTCACACAGGCTATGCTGACGCAGATGGCTCCAAGTCAGCAGCAGCAGAGCGAGCAACTTGCAGCTCAGCTGGCAAATCAGGGTATTGAGGGTGGATCAGAAGCTGCTGGTTATGCGAATACACAACTTGCTTCAAATCAAGCTCAGCAAAAAGCCGCAGCAGTTGTTGCTGGCCAGCAACAAGCTCAGAACCAGATCCAGGATGCGCTGCAAACTCAGCAACAGAATTATGCGCAGAACCTTTCCAGTGCTAATCAGCAGAACCTGGCTCAGAATCAAGAGTTTAACCAAGGTCTTGCTGGTAGTCAGTTTGCAAACCAGGCACAACAGCAGGCAATTCAGGAAGGTGCTTACTTCCAGACTGAGCCACTGAATACACTGAATGCTCTGAGAACTGGTGGGCAGGTTCAAAACCCGACATTTGGGAATGTGGCTGGAGGAGCACAAGCTCAATCGGCCCCACTCATGCAGGCTGCACAGAGTCAGTATTCGGCGGCATTGCAACAGTACCAGATGCAGATGAATCAGTATAGTGGAATGCTTTCTGGTCTGAGCGGTATTGGTTCTGCCGCCATTATGGCTTAATTAGGATAGTTCAGATGGCTGATATCGGTGATGTCTCGATTCCAAAGCTTGTACTTCCTACGGGGTATGAGGCAGATCAGCAGAAGCTCATGCAGCGGATGCAGATCGCTCAAGAGCTTCGTCAGAAGGCTTTAGAAGGCGGTGGGCCAAATCAGACTTCCTACCTGCAACCGATTGCCAGTCTTGTCCAGGCCTTGATGGCGAAGAAGATGGACAAGGCGAATAATGCTGGCTATGCTGGATTAACCCAGGCCATGATGGGCACGCGGCAGCAGGCTATGCAGGACTTTACCAAGGATGTTCAGGCAGGTATGCCCGCGGATCAACTGACACTGAAATGGGGGCAAAACCCTTGGGTGCAGCCAGTCTTGGGGCAGTTTGAGGCTGGGGCGAAGAAGCTTCAAGAAAATAAGACAGAGGTCTCTCCGACGGATCTGATCGCTCAAGGGCTTAATGGTCCAATGAGGGTTACGATGGGGCTCGACAAGGCTGGTGGTGTTCACAGTTTCGCTGGTGGGCAGTTGACGACTCCGAACGATCTGAAAAATATCGGAGGTATTGCACTTGATCCGGCTCTGCTGAAGCCAGGTGCTGTACTTCCCAGTGATCCATCAGCAAATACGACAAGAAATCCTGATGGTTCTGTGACTTATAACCTTCCGGCAATCTATGGTATGCGGACGGGAAGGACTGGCGCAGGACTTCCAACACCGCCTTCAGGAGGCCCGCAACAAGCTGATCCAGTCGCGAATGGGTTTATCAACAATGGTGGGCTTCCTGGCTCGGCAGCTGCTCCTGCTGCACCAGTTGCTCCAATCCAGAGTGTTCCGAATGGTAACCCTCTGACGCCTGTGGCACCAACTGCTCAACCACAAGCAGCAGCTGCTGATCCTTTTGATACGGCTGGGTCGATTATGGTCCAAGCCAAGTCTGCTCGTCGCATCGATCCGATGGGGTATCAGCATCTGACATCAACTCTCGGCAAGCAGTCGGCGGATAGCTGGCTGGCTTCAAATGGAATTTCTGTGGGGAATTAAGATGGCTGATCAACTTCCTCCTGATGTGCAAGCGGTGTTGGCTGCGGCAAGGGCCCGGCAAGCAGCCCCGCGACCTGTTGTGGTATCTCCTCCTGGAGGCTTCAATCCGAATGTTGTACTGCCAGATAGTCCAGACTATACTCTGAGTAACGCCCAAAAGGGCGGAAGCATTGCCCATGAGCAGGTCTCAACAGCAGCAGAAGCCGCAAAGGCGCAGTCAGATGCGCTTGCAAGAAGTGCACAAGGTGGTATCACTACTGATGCCGAGGAGCGCAGAGCAGCTGGTGTGGCTGTTCAGCTTCTTCGCAGCCTCTCAACTATGCACGATATTTATAAGAAAGATCCAACACTTTTACAGCCCAGCTATGGGGAAGAGGCTTTTGCTCAGCATCTTGGGCCCTTGGCTCCGGGTGAAACCCCTTTCCAGCAGCAACTGACTGCCCGAACTTACTACCTGAATCATTATGAGCCTGCAAGAGCCGAAGATCGTTTAGAAGCTTATAAATCTTTCAAGGGGGCTCTGGAAGCCGCTGCCCACGTAGCCGGTGCAAGATATTCTCCAGAAGAAGGTATAGTCAATCTTGGGATTTATGGCATAACTCCTGCAGATACACCAAAGGAGATTGGAAATACCTTTGGTAATTGGAATAATCTGGCTTCCAGAGCAATTGTGCAATCTGGTGCTGGGAAACTCATGTTTGATAAATACGCGCTTCCACCAGAGGCTATGGATTATTATAAGAATATTCAAGGTATTCCAGCAACGCTTGCACAACAGCATTATCTTCCCAATGGACAGGCAGAAGCTCCGAATAATCAAACTTCTACTACGGAACAAGCAGGCAAATGGCCTGATGGGCTTCAACAGGAACACGCAGCGTTTCTGGCTTCAATCCCTCGCGGGAAGCTGACACCAGAAATGTACGTTGATATGCGGAATGCTTTGCAGCAGAAATATCTGCCAGGTTCTGCTCAACCTCTTGACCCAAGCAATCCTGAGGTTCAGAAGTTTGTGGAAGGGTTTAACGATCCTTCCAATCACATCACGACACGGATTCCTGATCCAATCAGAACCCTGACTCCACAGGAACAGTATTCGGCTGTAGAAGGGTCGAAGCCTCTCCCGACTTTCCTCCGCAACTATGCTGATTCTGCTACGGCTGATATTTCCCATCTGCTGGAAACAGACAAGCAGAAAGAAGCTGGACAACTGGCCAACGAGGCCAATCCGACGGCTTCAACTACCGGGAGTTTGGCAGGTCAAATCACCGGGATTCTCGGAGGGGATAAACTAATCTCAGCCGGGCTCGGAAAAGCTGCTGAGGTTGGAGGGGCTGTTCTACCGAAGCTGCTTTATGATCCGGCTAAGAGGGCGGTGATTGCGGACGTAGCGGCGAATGCGGGGCATGGGAGCCTCACCACGGCGGATAATGGAGGTTCGCTAGGGGACATCGCCGCTAGTGGCGGGATTGGCGCCCTAGGAGCCGTTGGCGGGCGATTTGCCGTGCGAGGCGCCCAAGGGTTCATGGGTGAGAAGCAGCTTGCTGATCTAGCGCAATTGAAAGGGGTTGATCTGACGACGCCTCAAGCGATTGGCGCAGGACGGCTGGAAGAGATGCTGCTGGATGTACCTATTGTCCGGGGAGCCAGGGAAAATGCGGAGGGTTCTTATAATCTGAATAATAATGAGCGGACATTGGCTCTTGCAAATGAGGGGCTTCCTAGCCCACAAGTCGATGCGACGATGCCTCCAGGGACAGAGCCTGGAACGGCTGGAAATGCTATCATGCGTGATAGACTGGATCAGGCTTATGATAACTTGCTTCCTAATATCTCGGGGACGAGGGATAATACTTTTGGGCTCGGAATGGTAGGGAAAGAGCAAGATATTGCCCAGATGGGTCGGAAGCCTTTTAGCTACTATGTGCAGAATGTTCGGCCACTGGAAGGGACACTGCTGGATCAGAATGGTGGGTATACCGGAGCTTCCTACAAGGCAACCCGCGGACAACTCGGTGGGGTAGAGGATCAGCTTCGTAGTCTCGCTGATTCGAGCCTGAATATGGACAATCGAGTTATGACACCACAGCAGGCTCGTGAAATGCTTGGTCATGTTGGGGACATCAAGCAGCATCTTCAAGACATGATTGTGAGACAGAATCCTGTGGAAGGCCCACAACTCCAAGCTCTTGATCGGGCTTATGCTCGAAGTCAAGTTGTCTATGATGCCACCAATCGAGCAGGCTCGAATCCTGATAATCTCAACTCTCCAACGCAGTATGATGCCTCAATTAGGAAGATGGATAATTCTCCAAACAAGGTAAATAGTGCAACCGGACGGGCCTTTGACCAAGCTTATGCTGAGGCTGGCCAGAGGATCATGGGACAGAAAGCTGCTCCGAGTTCTTTAAACTTCTGGAAAACAGCTGGGGTTCTCGGACTTCCTCATTTGCTTGCTGCGGGGGCAGAGGCTTCGGGTCATCAAGGTGCAGCATTGGGTTTGGAAACTCTTCTTGGGGTTCCAGCTATGGCTGCGCTCTATGCGCCGGGGGCCCGCCAGGTCACTAGAGCCCTACTCTCCAAAGGTATCGGCATTGCCCCTGATGCTGTCAATGCTCCACCGATTGCTAAGGATGTTATGGCTCAGCTCGTGGCAGCTCTGATTGCCAATAAACTCGGAGATAAGTAATGCCTTTTGATGGTTCAGGGAATTATACTCCCCCGGTAAGCCCAGCGTTTCCCGCGATCACAAACACGAACATTTCATCTTCTTACTACAATCAGGTCATCAATGATCTGGCTGCAGCGATGAGTATGGTCTTAACCAGGGATGGGCAAGGAAAACCTTCAGGTCCAATTGGTTGGAATAACCAGAATCTTTCAGCAGTCAATGCTTTGAGTGCGCAGAGCCTGGCGATTGCTGCTAATGGCTCTGTAAGTGGCTATCTTGGTGTAGGTATTACAACTCCAACTCTTCCTTTGCAGGTTGTGAGTTCAGGTGAGAAGTCAGCCTCTTTTTTCAGTGCTGTTTCGGCTTCCCCCGCAAGTTATGATGCTGGAGAGTGCTTTAGTCTTCTAGGAACAGCCACTTCTGGGCTTACCTTTACCTCATCAGATTCTCGAATGCTGACCTTTGGTGTGGCACCGGACGATTCAATTTATATCAGAGCGCAAGCACTTCGTCATGTGTCTTCGACAGGCCATTATTGGTCAGTAGCTAACAGTACGAATAGTGCTATGGTACTGACTTCTGCAGGTTACTTTGGATTGGGAACAGCTTCGCCAACTATGCCTTTTCAGGCAGTTGGACAATCAAATATCGGTTATGGGGTTTCGCAAGTAGCTGCGGGAAGTCTGACTTCTGCTAATCTTTCAACCTATTCTGCAGCTTTTCTCGGCGGAACTGGGGGAAACTTTCTCCTCTCTGGACAGTTCGACGTAGGTTCACTGTATACTCAATGGCTGCAATCGGCTTTCACCACCAGCGGATCTTCAACGATCTATAATCTGTGTCTTCAGCCTATTGGAGGTTATGTTGGGATTGGCATAGCGGCTCCAGTAGTGCCTCTGGACGTTAATGGCACGATCAGATCAGTAGCAGCTTCTGGGCAAATTCCGGCTCTGCTATTGAATAATACCACAGGAACTTCCTGGAAGGCGAATGTTCGTTTTCAGTCCAATGGGGCAACGAAGTTCGAAATCGGGACGGATCCTGGAACAGCAGGTGCGGATACTTTTTACATATACAATCAGGCGACATCGCAAAATGTGCTGGTGATTACTTCGGGAGGGTCAATCACAATCCCAGCAGTAGTGGATACCTTTGGGTATAAAGGACTTCCGCAGAACTATCAAACTTCTGGCTATACGCTTGCTTTCAGTGATATGGGCAAGCATATCAGTATCACGACTGGTGGTGTGACGATTCCTGCAAATAGTTCAGTAGCTTTTCCCATAGGCTCCGCGATTACAATCTTTAATAACAGTAGTTCAAATCAGTCGATCTCGATCACGACAGATACTCTTTATCAAGCCGGAACTTCAAATACTGGTACAAGAACTTTAGCTGGCTATGGGCTTGCCACGCTATTAAAGGTGGCAGCTACGACTTGGGTTATTGCTGGCAGTGGGGTGACTTAAAATGTCAGGAATTCTTATGACATTCTTTGGGGGCTTTACCCCGACCTCTAGGACTTACCAGGGTACTAGTGGAACAGAGGTTATACCTTCTGGTGCAAGTTCTGTTGTGATTCAAGGATGGGGTGGCGGTGGGGCTGGAGGAAGTGGTTCTGGCGTGCTGGATGCAGATTGTAATGGGGGTGGTGGTGGTTCTGGAGGGTACTTTCAAAAAACCATTGCGCTTACATCTGCTAACTGGGGAAAGACACTGAATTATACAGCTGCTGGGCAAGCTTCTTCAGGAAATAATGGAACAGGAAGTTCTGTCTCTAGTGGGACTTTCAGTCTGACGACTTGCACAGCCAATGGGGGCGGCGCTGGTGGGCCTGGTTCAAATGCTGTTGGAACAGCCGGGTTAGCAGCTACTGTTGGAAGTGGTGGTGACACTAATACTGCTGGCAATGGCGGCGTCCAAGGGAATTTTGGAGGCTCTGGCGCAGCAGCTCCTAATGGCGGAGCCTCTCAAACAACTTCTGGGGCTGCTGGTAATCCTCCAGGCGGCGGGGGTGCTGGTGGTGCTATAGGCGCTGCGCATTCCAGTCCTCCCGGAGGATCAGGTGGTATTGGCCAAATTGTCTTTTCATATACATAAGGTGCAAAATGGCTCAAAAAGAGTTGATTGACGAAGTAGCACCTTGGTTCTTTACAGGCTGTGCTGGTATGTTAGGACGACTTATGTTCCATGCGAAACTCGCCCAAGCGGGCCAAGTTAAGCCCTTGTCATGGGCACTGTTCTGGGATATTCCCATCGCATTAGGAACGGGTTGGATTGCTCTTGGCCTTTGTAACTGGTGGAACTTAGGCTGGAATCCAACAGTTTCTATCGCGATCATCACGGGTTATCTTGGTCCGTATGGGATTGATACGATCTTCAGCCGATGGGCTGATATGAAATTTGGAAAGGTCCAAAGCAATGGCCGATCGAAATCTGAACGATCTTCATCCGATAGTTCGGGACAAGGCGGAGCAGGCTCTGGCGGAGTGCAAAGCCAAGGGGATTGATGTTCTGGTAACTTGTACCCTGCGGACAGGGGAAGAGCAGAATCAACTCTTTGCCCAGGGTCGGACAGAGCCAGGAAGGGTTATAACCAATGCCCGAGCAGGACAATCAATGCACCAATACGGTTGCGCTCTGGATATCTATCCTGTCATTGGTGGTAAGCCTGATTTCACTGGCACTCGTCCTGAGTGGCATGTTATTGCAGGGATCTTCAAGTCCCTAGGGTTTGAATGGGGCTTTGATTGGCCTCGGTTCAAAGAGATGCCTCACTTCCAATTCACCGGCGGGCATCCTCTGAGTTACTTCGAAGCCGGTGGCAAACTCTGAAGAGGAAAAGATCATGCTTTCAGGTTATAAGACTTACATCACCGCAGGGCTGACAGTTCTCGGTGTCGTCGCGACTGTTCTGGAAGGTCAGATGACCTGGCAGGCAGCCATCGGGCCAATCTCAACGGCGGTTCTGGCAGCGTTTTTGCGGAATGGCGTCACGACTTCGGCTTCGAGCTGACCAGTGCCGGGGTGGCTAACAGCTGCTCTGGATCTTCTAAAGGCGGTTCTGGGGTTTCTTCAGAACCGCCAATTGGAGCAAGCTGGAGCTGACGCGCAACAAGTGAAAGTTCAGGAGAAAGTCAATGCAGAGGTTGAAAAAGCTGAGACTATTGTTCCTGGGTCTGATCCTGCCCTTGATCAGCAACTGCGCAGTGAGTACGACCGCGATACCAACGGTCAGTGATTTTTGTCAGATTGCGAAGCCGATGACCTTTAGCGGGAAGGGTGATACGCAAGAGACGCAGAAAGAAATTTTGGACTTCGACGAGAGATATGCCTGTGTCTGTCAGGATCGTTGTCCGAAAGCACCTTCGAAGTAGGAGCAGATAATATGCTGAGAAAAATTCTTTTTGGTTGGTCACTGCTAGCGCTGCCCATACAAGTGGAAGCTCAGCAAGTTGTTTTTCCAAATAACCCAGTCAGATATCCGCAGGCTGTTGTCAGTGGGCAGATCATCGACTTCAGAGATTATGGAGTAGTAATGCTGAACTGCACGACTGCTCCAAGTGCTGGTAGTCTGGCAGCCAGTCCAGATAATGCCAGTGATTTCGTCGTGCAAACACTTATTCTGAACAATTCTGGAAGTATCAGCACGACTTCAGTTATCAGTTCTGCTGGTGTATACACCATGCCTGGGTATCGGTGGGTACAAATTACATTAACGGGTGGGACTTGCTTTATCGGGGGAGGCCAGTGATGCTTTACAAACCACTTTTCGCAGTCTTGGCACTGTTCGCTGCACCTGCGTTGGCAGCGACGGATCCGATTGCCGAAGGGCTGGCTGCGGCAAATAAGAATCCAATCCAGATCTATGCCAACACATACGGCTGTGTCTGGGACGGCTCTACCAGTCACGACGTCATGCCTTGCATAAACGCGGCAGCAACCAAGGCGGCAATCACCCCCGGTGCGGTGGTGGTTGTTCCTGCGGGCAGCTATTATGCAGCGACCAATCTGTCAGTCAATGCCAGCGGGGTTGTCATCCAAGGTGCAGGCTACGGCTTCCCCCGCGACAACGCGGTTAGTTCGTCCATCCAGACCGTCACGAAAATCACGTATAATGGGACTGCCGAGGCCGGCCCGTTTATCGAGTTCAAGGCCACGGGCGCGCAGGGCCTGTACGGAAACGGATTGATTGGTATCGGCATCGACTGTGGTTCGCTCGTGGATACATGCGTACATCTCCAGTCCGTATCGTATGGCACATGGGCGTTTACGCAGGGTGAAGCTCGCAAGACGGGTGTGCTGTGGGATACGGCGACACCGGCGCCAGGTAACCAGCAGAATGATGCGTGGATCGGCACGCGAAATATCAATGCATCTTATGCGGCCAGCGGCCTTGTCCTGGATAATGGATCGGGATCATCCTGGAATACCAGCTATAACCGATTTCATTATATTGGCGTTTTTTATGGTACCGGCGACGGTCTGGTGCTCGGTAACGATGACACCAACCGGATCGATGAAATTTATGCCTACAAGTATGGAACTGCGACAACGGGAAGCCCGGTCGTCTGCGCCAATACAGCATATACCCCGCCCTCCGGCGTGGCGACGAACGGCCACTGCTATGACAACCTGATCGGCCTGACCGGAGCGCCTGTGTGGTCTCAGGGCTTTGTGCAGGGTGCGACTTTTGTGGTGACTGGAGGCAACGCGGGCACGTTGGCCTATAATCCGGTGTCGTTGGCGACAAACGCTGCATCTGACTACACGACTTCGGCCCTCAACTTCGCAAGCGTGTCCGGCGTTACTATCGGCCAAACTGTGTCCTGCGGTGGTGTCTCAGGGGGGATTTATCCCGAGACTTATGTGACGGCGGTGACGGCTACGACAGTGAGCCTCGCACGGAACCCAATCTATGCTGGCGGCATCAACGGCGTGGCAAGCGGGCAGACCTGCACCTTTGGTATAGGCATTAACCCTTCCGCTGCGCCTGGCGTTTACACTATCACGGCTGCTACTAGCACCACCTTCAACATTGCGGCTCCTGCCGGGGGCAACTCACAGAGTGGCATTGCAGTTTCTGGGGGAGCCATCAACTTCAAAGACATGATTATTCCCGTCACCGGAACGGCGGTTACCGGCGACACGTATACGGTGACTGTACCCACACCAGCGACTTATAACAAAGTCCTGCATGTCGATAAATCGAACAACATTTCCGATCCGTTCGGTGGGCCAGGCAGCCACATCACTGCGCCCTACGGATTTCAGCAAGGACTGGCGTTTTCGGGGGATAGTACCTCCTGCTGGTCAGCATATGCCTTGTCGGGCCAGGCTCTCCCCACCTCGGGGTGTATTGGCTTCGGCGGCTTTTATTTTGGAGAAACCGGGACCAACGCAGGCGTCCGTGGGTTTATGGCAGGCGGATCGAATAATTTCATCCTGAGCACATCAAGCAACGGCTTCACTGGCGGTGGCAAAAACAATACGATTGCAGGCGCTTATGGTTCGGCGAGCGGTGGCTACCAGGGCACTGACCGGCAGCACTACGCTGCCCAGGTGTTCGCTGGCGGCCTTTTCAACGTGCAGGGCGATGCCCAGACAGAACTGTTTGTCTGGCACGGCACGGGCTCAACTGCGTCAGCGTTTCGCGTCGATGCAGACGGCTCCGCATCGCCAACCACGTTTACGTGCGGGGTAATCCCCAACAACTCCGCTTACCAGCTATCTATGCGGATCGCCGCCATCGACCACACGACGCCTTCAAAAAGCATGAGCTGGGGCACGTGGGATGGCTTGCTTGTCCGTGGTGCCAGTGCAGCCACAACTGCAATTCAGATGAACGCCACACCGACGCCGTTGACCAACGGCACCGTGACTGGGGCCACAATTGCAGCAACTGCGGACACAGCATTGGGGTGCCTGAACATTTCGTTTACGCCCCCGACCAGCAATACGGATGCCTGGGACGTGGTGGCACGGATTGAAACTTTGGAGGTGCAATAGTGCTACTTGTCCTTGCATGGGAGCCGATCGACAGGCTGTTTGACGAGGGGCATTGAGAATAAGTTTTAACTTCAAATTTTGACAAAATGAAACCCCCGTTAGTTTGAATTGGCAAACTAACGGGGGTTTTTCAGTTTTCAGGGTTTACATCAGATACAGTGATCCCTGGAAAGAGATAGAGTGTATTGCCTTGTTGTTGCATCCGGAGTTGTCCAGAGCGGATGGCCCCGTTGATGATGGATTCGAAGTCCTGGATCTTTGGAAAGTGGGCATGAACGTAGCGGTAGGCTTCGGCCCACTCGACCTTTCCGCGTTTGGCAACGTACCAGATGAGACGCTCAGCGAAAAGGGCTTCTTCAGATTTTCCAATCTTTGAGAAGACGAACTGCATTTCAGGTTCGAGGTCAGTGACCATCTGGTTGGCCAAAGCGAGGTGTTCAGCGGTGATGATCAGGGAGTCTGATTCAGCGGCTGAGAGAACCATAGCAAGTTTGTGGATATGAGTTTGCTTGCGGGCCAGGTAACCCCCGAAGCGATCCTCGTCGAGGTGGAGATGCTTGGAGGCGTAGTGGGCCTCATACCAGGCATGACCGTACTTGAGGGCCTCAGGGGTCATGGTGAACTTGCCCTTCATCATTGAGATCAGGGTTAGGTCGTCGAGAAGGTGCTGGGCTTTTTCCTTCCAGCCTTCAGGGATGATTTCCTGAGGGTAGGCTACAAGGCGTTGTTTCTTCTCAGCATAGACGAAGATACATCGAGAGGTAAAGCCCCCTCCGACCATGTATTCTGGGAAATTCCCTGCTATCCACGACGGCGTAGTGCAAGCAATGAGATTGATCCAGGGATTTTCCACTGTGTCATTACCAGATCCCTTGGTCTTCTTTTCAAATGCACCCTGGCGTCCGTCCCAGAGAGTAACGAAAAGGTCAACCATTGCGGTGTCTCTCGGATCAAGAAGATTTCCAAATTCTGAGGACAGGATAGTAAGCGCTGACATCGCATGATATTCAGAATTGTATTCAAACGCCAGTGTGGATTCTGCAAAAGCCCCGACAAGAGCCTGCCACGTAACAACGTCTGGTCCGAATTTGACATCTGGCACCTTTTTGAGCAGAGACATGCCGATATCGGCAGTGGTTGATTTGGAGACGATTCCAGGCGGTGCGACGAGAATGATGTAGAAGTTCGGATACCATTGGAAGTATCCCATGTCTAACCAGACTTGTCGGCGCAGCGCCCCAGCAATGGTGGAGACTGCAACCCAGAAGTGCATGTGTTTGGGCGCTTCGGAGTAAGCCGAATACTCCATGTAAGCTGAAATCCAATTCCCTAATCGGCGTTTCACTGGCAATCTCCCCAGCTGATCGGTGAGGTCTTGATACCGACAGGAACAGTCATCGGCTCCGGGTAAGGAAGTTCCACAGAGCAGTGATGAATAATCTTTCGGATACTTTCGTCTCGAAGATGTGCCGGGTATTGTCCTGCGAGAGAATCGTGAACTTGAAGGAGAACTTGGATTTGAGGTTCTTTCTCATAGAGATTTCGATACCCTCGATTGATAAGGCATCCCACGGTAGATTGAGGAATCCAAGCCACAGCTTGCTTAAAGATGGTCCCTTCAATACGATCGAAGAAGTAGGAGCGGTATCCGAAGATATTTTGGACATATCTTCTAGAAGCGACCTCATGCTTAACACGCTCTTGCCACTTTTCGATCTCAGGGAACTTCCCATAATACCATCGCTGAATGCGTTCCACTTCATGAGTAAGAAGCCCAATTCGACTGGAGAGGCCAGAAGCTGTTCCAAGGTAGTTGGTGCCGTGGCAAAGGGCCTTGAAGAGCTTGTAGGAGGGATGATGCTTGGTGATGGAAGGGTCATGGTAGTATTCCTTTGCGACTTCGACATAGGGCTTGAGGCCCTCGGCCAGCATGGCCTTCATTTCCTTGCAGTCAGATTCCCAGACGACAATGCGAAGGTCGGCAGAATCCAGGTCGATGTCGAAGAACTCCATGCCAGGATCAGTGATGAAAAGCTTCCTGACATTCGGAAGACCCGAGGCTTCATCGCCGGAAGGAATGTTCTGAAGGTTCATTCCCGAACCGAAAGCGTTTTCAGAACTGCTAAATCGATATGTTTCAGTTCCGGCGATGTTAAAGCTGCATCGCATCCGTTCGTCAGTGTCCACGGGAGCTTCCAGAAACGTAGCCCGGAATACATTGAGACTACGCAGCTCGCGGATTCGGTTGGTAAGAGGCCTGAGCAGAGGTTCTCTATCTCCGAGCTTTTCAAGAGCAGCATCATCGGTGGTGGGATTGCCAGTTTTGCGCGAAATAACAGGCCGTTGGTCAAGTAATCGGTAGAATAAATCCTGCATCTGCTTTGGGGATTTGATATTAAGCTCGAAACCAAGCAGAGTTTTAATCCAGGCATTGGCCTCAAGGATCGCGCTTTCAAGATCTCGGGAAAGGCTGGTCTTTGACTCATTGTTGACTCTTATCCCCCGGTTCATTGTTTCAAGGACAGGCCAGAACATCGATTGCTGGAAGTCGGAGACTGAACGGAGTTCGGGCCAGGAAGAGGCAGTGAACTGATCGATCATGGTCTGTTCGACCTTGTCGATTTCAAAGGTGATGCAGCAGTCTTTGCAGTTGTAAATCCAGAGCTGGCGCTCACCGAGTTTCGGGTCCCAGTTTTTGGATTCATCCTTCCAGTAGACATGGTAGGCAGCATACATGGAAGAGAGGAAATCGAGACCCTTTGGCATGGAGGAGAAGATGGAATGCTGAGCCAGCATGGTATCACGGGCGAAGTTCGGTATGAAAAGCAACCAACGGTAGAAGTACTGCGCATCGTAGATGAAATTCTGACCAATAACCCTGACATTGGGGTGAGTGAGAAGCTTGTAGAGTTTGAAAGCTATGAAGGCTTCTTCGACTTCAAGCCAATAATTCACGCGGGAAGGGTCGAAGTTCGCTCGCATGAGAGGAATGCAGATGGCTTCGGTTTCCGACCAGGCTATTCCCACACAGGCCAGATGTCCTGACCGTGTTTCCACATCAACAGATAAGTCGAGTTGGGCTTTTTCTGCTCGGGATTGGAGTGCCTGTAAACGCATAGCGACGATACTAAAGCTCGGTTCGACTTCGAATTGATAGTCAGGCTCGCTGACTGGTGAAGGATCAAATGCAAGCTTTGCTGCCCGACGATAATCGTGTACGCAGACCTGACGGTCTTTCCAAACGGCGTAGATATATCCGGGTGTATAAGTTGGTATGACATAGCAGGAATGACCGGCAGGAGTTGTGTACTTAAGGATGGAGGATCGCCAGGACTTTATTCCGAATTTCCCTGTGAGGGCGAAGAGGACCGCATTTCCGAAGCAGAGTATGACTTTGGGCCTGACAGCATCGATTTCACGGTTGAGCGTATCAAGGCCCAATAAAAATTCGGGTTTGACATAGCGGTCCCAGAGAGGGCGATGGATCGGAGTGATCTCGCCTTTGGTTCGCGCAATGAGGAGGTCGGGGTCTTGGGCATGGATGGTTCCTTTGATCAGTGAGGTGATGAAGCAGGCATAGGGATCGATGCCTGCCTCGCGGGCCATATTGGAGAACTCTCGGTCTGAGAGAATGGAGTTAGAGTTGATGTCTCTGTGGGTAACGCAGTCTGAGACAATCATAAGAGCTGCGTTGGTGTCCCCGCGACCTCGGAGCATCAGATCAACTCCACTTGCTCATCGAGTTTGTTCAGACGTTGAACACAAATGCCATAGTATTCAGCATTCAGTTCAAGTCCTGTTGCGTAGAGTTTGAGTGAATGGGCAGCAGGGAAGATAGTACCTGTGCCCGCGAACGCATCAAGGATTGTGTCACCCGGACGTGTGCTGCGTCGGAGCAGATCAACAAAGAGTTCAATGGGCTTGTTAGCACCATGGCCGATATTCTCTTCGAGACGGCAGGGTAAGACATCGGAATAGATTCCTGTGACGGGCTTATTGCCCTTGATGGCATAGAGGCAGAGTTCATACTGCCGGCGAGGACCATGTTCAGGGAGGGGTACGCGACCAGAATCAGTTTTGTAGACGACGAGAGGGGTTCGGAAGACGTACCAGCCAGCGTCAAGCATCATGCGCTTGAGTTCTGCGAAGCGGTCAAAGTCGCAGAAGATATAGGCGTGGGCCTGGGGCTTTGTGATGCGAAAAGCCAGAGGACAGAATTCCAACATCAAATGCTGCCAGTTGGCATAGCTGTCTTGGTAGTGGTGTTCGGAATTAACCATCTTTCCGCCACCATCACCAAAGGTGTCCGCCCCCATGCCGTAGGGAGGGTCGGTCAGGATGACATCGAAAGTGTTGTCTGGGCATTCCTGCATCCATTCGATGCAATCAACGTGGAGAAGCTTGTGGGAGGATGAGTTGTAAGTTCGGCCCACGCGCTCGGCAAGAGCAGCATTCTTTTTGGTTTCCTCCTCCCGCTTGAGAATTTTGAAAGCATCTTTGGCAGTGGCAGCGCGAGCAACCAGGGGGTTAGAGAGGTGATCAGCGAGGACGAGAGACTGGTGGGCCGTCGTGCGATCTTTGGTCAGAGTGCCGAGAGAGACGACTTCAGTGACGGTTTCATGTTTCTCGTGCTGATTACCGAAGGCTTCAGCCTGAGCCTGTCGGAGTTTATGCAACCGAGCAATGGCTGCGGATTGTTCCTGCCAAGTCAGATCCTTCCGGCGGAAGTTCTCATCGAGTTCAGCTTCTTCGGCTTCGAGTTCGGAGAGTTCGCCAAGGGTGACGATTGGCACCTCATAGGGCGCGAATAGAGCCCCATTGCAACGGATACTCTCCCCCATGGCCCATAGGTCCGCCATGGCGCGCAATCGGCGCTCTCCGGCCACGAGAGCGAACCCTAGATGGGTTTCCCGGCATACAATCGGGTGCAACAATCCCCGCATAAGGATTGAATTGCTGAGATCGGTCAGAGCCTCCGGATCGAAGTCTTGACGCTGGCGATCAGCAGAGATAATGAGAGAGTCTCGGAGGATTTTCTGTACCATGGGAGATGCTCCTTAAAACTTTTTACCGTTGGCCCCGGCGCGGTTGGAAAGCTTGTGATCGGCCCGCGAGGCATTGAATTGAAGCTTCTCGATGAAAGCCTGGCCGAAATTCATGCCGTTGTATTCGGGGAACTTGTCAGGATTCGCCATGATGTAACCGAGAAGGTCGAAGATGCGGATGAAGGTATCAGCCATCTCGACAGTCAGCATCATGTGGGCAGGAAGCTTGTCATCATGGAGAGTCTTGCGGAAGCCTTCGAGGCCTTCAGAGACTTCGGAGTGGACCAGGGCCAGCATTTTGGCGATATTGCGGTCTTTCTTTCGGCCGGTAACAGGGTCTTTGTACCAGCCGGCATCGACCTGGGCTTGGTGAATTTCCTGGCAAAGCATGTTGAGAACAATGCCAGTAGCGTGAGCCATTGAGACAGACATGAGGCTTCTCCTAAAGGGCAAAAAGCCAGGGGTGGTTAGACCCCTGGCTCGATGAAGTTGGTAGGTTACTTCGGCTTCGCGACCTTGCGAATTTCCGCATAGATGTCTTCGCCGTCGACACGATGGCTGACGATGACAGTCGCCAGTCGGCCAGTGATCATCGGGAAGCTGAAAGCCTGGCCCGCGACGTTGAGGTCGAGAGCTTCACGAAGACGGCCCAGACCGATGTTCTTCCCCTTGCCGAGGTCGAGAGTGCCGGCTTCGGTGGTGTCGAGCATGACAGTCTGCTGGACGACGACCTTGTCGCGGCTGAGCAGGGCCTTGACATTTTCATCCTGAACGTCCCAGAGAATTTCAAGCTTCACGCCGGATTTGGAGCCATCCTTGGTCGACCAGGTCTTGACGTCGATCTTGTCGGCGAGGGCAAGGTATTCGCCAACAGGGCAGGGAACAACCTTGGTGTCGAGAGCTTCAGAGACTTCGGTGTTGAGGAAAGTTGCTGGATCGAAAGACATGAGAAAGTTCCTTCAGAGTAGAGTTGAGGTTACGCTTTATTCCGGGCCATCCACTTATCAAAGATAAGCTTAAAGTCCGGCTTGTTATCCGCCGAGATTGGCAGATTTCGGGTCTTGACATCAGCGAGGCCCGAGGCTGTATCCCACTTCCAGGAAGAGCCGGTTCGGACAGTCAGAATGACGTCAGAAAACATTGCAGGGAATTTTGGGGCAAGAGCCTTGCCGAGGGTTGAGACCATGAGCTTCACCCCGCCGAGAACAGCGTCGACTTCTCGCTCAACATGTGCAAGCATAACAAAGTGACAAGGGCAGTTATCGCAGAGCATACGAATAAGTTTTTCAACTTGATCTTGAGCGATGCCCCAATCACTTTGGCTTCGGACAGCCTTTCCACCAACCACAAGAGACAGAGCAGCTGTTGAAATACCTGTAGCGCCATCGATAACCAAAAGACGGCTCTGATCCCAGCTGTTGACTGGTCCATACTTTTCCCCAGTGCGGTCATCGGGGAAGTTGTTGAGAGCTTCGAGAATCGCGACGAATTGGTTGTGCTTCGAGCGATTCGGGTCGGCCATTTTGGCCAGAGCGTCGAGGCTGAGAGAGTTGACGGACTTCGCCGTCGCGATCATGGAGGTGAAATCAGCTGCTGGGGCAGAGATTCGATGCCAGTGGAGGTTGGCCGGGACTTCTTTGCCCTGGTCCTTCCAATAGCCGAGAAGCGATTCCATGCCGGATTCAAGGGCAAGGTAAAAAACCTCAACCCCGAGTTCGACTGCTGTCGCGATGGAGTAGGTTTTCCCGGTGCCGCTTGGCCCCATGAGAAGAACATTCACGCCGGGCAGGGTGAAAGGCGGTTCGATGTTCATATCAGTTACCTCCGAAGTAAAGATGCATTCTGGCAGCGCAGATGCGTTTGAAACCCCTGGTAGCGTGATAGATGCGGAAGCTTCCGTCGGGCATAAGCTGATAGGGCTGCTCTTGTGCCTTGGGTTTGTTTGCCCCGAGACGTGAGCGACGAAGCTTTCTTTGCAAAGATGTCATGTGTTATCTTCCTGACTGTTGTATGGATGATTGGGATGGGAGAGGAAGTCAAGCTCGATTTCCAGCTGGTATTCGAGGACTTCTTTTGGCACAGGCCAACCTACTAAGTGCAGACATTCCAACGAACCAGGGACATGCCAGCGATTACCGTGAGAAGCACAATCAAGGCATAGTCCCGCATGAATTGAGAAGATTCGTAGCTGGCTTTCAACGAAACACCTCGCTTGTGAGTAGACCAATCCACAGCCAGTGCATACCCATGAATGAGAAGTGCCAAGCCAACGAGAATCGGGAAGATTGGTGAAGTCATACTGGCGGAATCCTTCCTTTATATGCCATTGGAGATCAACCACGATGGAGGAACTCAGCCATATTGGCTTCGTACTGCTCGACGGAGATTTCCTGTCGGGCCAACGGGTCCCAAACTCTTTTGATGAAATAGGCTTCGAGCCAGGTTTCCGGGTTCGGAGACTTGCAGACAGTTTGAAGCGCACAACCGCCATAGTCGGCACAGGAATGGTCGAGGTTCCAGTCCCAATAGCCTTCCTGCCAGCACTTAATCATCCGCTCGATGTCGCGATGGGTCTGTTCGAGCCAGCGATCGATTTCGTAATCAGAGCGATAGGTGAGAACTTGCTGGGTGTCGAACTTGGTCTTGAGGATTGAGACGCCACGGATGCAGACGCCAGCGGGCTTGAAGCCGAGTTCGCGGGCTGACCAGCAGTAGCCGGTGAACTGGCTTCGCATGTCCCACTGGCGGGCCCAGGACTGCCCGAGGGAAGTCGTCGTCTTTTCGTCGTAGATATAAACACCGCCATAGGCTTCCGCGATCATATCTGATCGGCCTGTGTAGAGTAGAGGGTCGCCAGTAACCGGGTGATTGATTCCGAGAGGCTGAGCGAAGCTGAACTCAATGCCAGATTTTCCATTGGGGAAGATAAGCGGCTTAGCCCCGTCTGCTCCGAGAGGGTATGAAGCAAAGTAAAATTCGAGAGCGCCGCAAGTGCGCTCCAGAGACTTCGCGGAGTCGGGTGGGCACTCGAAGTCTCCATAGTGCTTGATAAGCGCAGCCAGGCCGAGGCCAATGGCTTCTTCTGTTGCCAGTCCATCTTCGTAAAAAGCTCTTCGAGCAGCTTCCACTCCGGAAGCAAAGGCTCCGCCGGCAATGAGGTGGACGGATTCGGAAGCGGGTTTCCAATGTTGGACATATTGACGAAAGGCCTTTTGGGGACAGGAACGAAAGGTTCCGAGGAAAGTGGAGTCGATGGCGATGGGGAAGAAAGGACGTTGGGCAGTCATAGTCCGAGTTCTCCGAGAAGGTCATCAGCATTCGGAGCTGGGGCTTTGGACTTTGCTGATGATTTGGAAGAAGGTGGCGGCATGGCGAGACGCTCTGCGCGGAGGAAGAGAATCCCCTCACGCATTTCGTCCATGGTCAGAGTGCCTTCGCGGGCTTTTTGTCGAAGTTCCGCGATGCGGGTGATGGCTTCAGGTGTGGGAATGGACAAGGGAATCTCCTTAGAGAGAAATTAACCGGGGATTTGATTTGTATAATCCCCGGTTGATTTCGGGTCAAATGGTTTCATCAGGCGATATAAAGCTCTTCCCGTTGTCGGGTGCAAGCGACGTAGAGGGAGCGGAAGGCTTCCTGCCGATTACGGTTCAGCATGATGTCTTCCAGATCGATCCAGACCTTGAGGTAGGACGAGCCCTGAGAGCGGTGGGAAGTTATGGCATAAGAGTGTCGGATTTCGTTAAAGGCTTCTTTGAGCTTCCAGAACTCCCGCCAGAGATACTTTTTGCCAGCCTTGGCCTGGGCCGAGAGTTCATTAAGCTTGTTGTTGAGGTCACGCTGGCCCCGCGGGGTAAGGGTTCGGATCGTGACCTTTTTTCCGTCATCCTGTTGGCAGAGAAGTCGGAAGATTTCGTATTCAGTGTAAAGTGGATGCTCACCGATCAGACATTCGAGAACAGTAGCTTCCTCGTCAGTGCGCATGAAGATATTGCCTTCGATGTCAACGAGCATCGCAGTGGCGACGATCTTATCCCCAGCGAGCCAAGGGTTTTGAAGAGCCTGCACCCGACCATGGATATGACCTCGCATCCAGGAGTTGTATTTGTCGACTGTTATGTTCCGCCAGGCAATGATCTTCGCCTCACCGACTTTGAACATTTCGAGATGTTCGAGGGCCTTTGCTGACCACTCGGCCCGATCGACGCGGTGGACAGGAGGGTCGTTTGCGATCTTGAGGGAGGGGAAAGGGGAATCAACGATATTTCGGATGGAAGTCGCGAGTTCGAGCATCGAAGACCCGTAGCGGAGGACCTTAGTGAGCTGGGTCTTTTGCTCGATCTTCCAGATTGGAGAAGTGATTTCGCCGACGGGTGGGAGCTGGGCAGGATCGCCCATGAAGAGGAAGGGGACGTTCCAGTCGGCGGAAGCCCGGAGGATTTCGGCATAGAGGAACTTGTTAATCATTGAGGCTTCGTCTACGACTATGAGGTCGTACTTGGACAAGTCGACGGGCTCTTCGGGGGAAGCGAGTTCCTTGACCTCACCGTTGGCTTGGAGGCTGAGACCGAGCAGGGAATAAATGGTCCCGATGGAGCAGTCGCCAAGACCAGCTTCAGTGAGGTAGCCCCGGAGGACTTTAGCAGCTTTGTTTGTTGGGGCGGTGAAGGCAATCCGCCGGGGTTTGATCAGACCAGATTTCGCGAAGAAGCTGATGCAGAAGGACTTACCGGTGCCAGCATAGCCTCCGAGGACGAAGCAGGGGCAGTCATTGTCGGATTGAAAGTCCTGCCACCAATCAGAGATTTGACGGATGGCTTCGGCCTGGTCACCTGTGAGGGCGGGAGCGGTGGCTTCGGGCTCAGACATTGGTCAGACCTCCGAGGATGGTACTGATCCAGGTAAGGCGCTTGGGGTTTTTGTGAGCATTCTTGTAAATCCCACCAAAGGGGTATACAGAATCGCCCATCGTGGTGCGAAGGAGTTCCCAAAGCTCTTCTTCGATTTCGTAGCTCTCTGGCCAGCCTCCAATCGTCTCTCGGCAGAATATTCGGAGATTAAAGCATAGGCCAGAAAAATCCCTATAGTCTATGCCTTTAGGGCTGGCAGCGCCCTGAGGCCCAACAGCCCAAGCATAGTAATCTTGAAGAAAAATCTTGAGTTCGTCAGAAATTGTTGTTGGCAGGTTTTTCATAAAAAATTCCTTTTCGGATGAGAGTTTTCACTTGGTCTTCGGGTAGAGTGGCTTACCTCCTGCAGGATAACGGCCCCCGAGAACGAACTTTCGATCAGGAGGCATGAGGACTTTGGTTCTGGCATTGGCTGAGGCCAGGGCGATTGTTAGCGTCTTGCAGCGTTCGACTACGCGGTGGACGGTATACTGCTGACCGTAGCGGATGAACTTTTCTGTCTTGATGACTGCGAAGGAAGTGGCTTGGTGAAGCTCGCAGTCGATGAACTTCGTGCCGTCGGAGCGTTGGGCCTGAGCCCGGAAGCTGATTGAGGTCATGGCAGGGGTCCTACGTGGTAGAAGGGGTTTCCGTGGCTGCTTGGTTCATACGCAGTCTTCCGTATCCCAGTCTCCAGGAGCGGGCCTGCTGGGACAATGTCTGTCCGATTGGACCTTTCGATATCTATTCCGCGCTTCTGTGTTAAAGCGTCTCATTTCGTCACCCCAAATGAGACGCTCCTGGGCTGATCTGCGACGCACAAAGGTCATAACTTCTCCCCTCTCAGGCTGGCGGGATCGATTGCGCGGATGGCGGCGTCGATATAGGCGTCAACGTCTGCTGGTGCGTATTTAACGCCATGAAATTTATCAGGCACCGACACGTAAAAGTTGTGCGGCGGGCAGCTATCATCGCGCAGCCAGCGATACCGGGCAGCATCTGCCTCGGCCTTCTTCCGCGCATCATCTGCCAGCGCTGCGCAGGCGGTGAGGATGGCGGCGCGACGACGCTCCCAATATGCTTCCAAGGTGTCGCCAAATACGTGGCAATCGAAAGCCTCTAACATCGCCTCGGCGTGCTTGTTCAGATCGACTTTACTCACAGCGCAACTCCCCTTGCTCGCAGCCAATCCCCGAGGAGTTCTGTCACAAGCTCAGAGAACTTCCCAAAAGGTACCTTCCCTTCAAGTTCGGAGTAAAGCTCCATATCGACCTTGAGTTTGACGGACTCAGGGAGTTGAACCTCGACGCGCTTCGGGCGATCGATCTTTTTGATGCGTGGCATTAGTTCCGCTCCTTCAGCATGGCATTGAGTTCGGCTTTGATCCGTCGAGCAGCTTCCCCGCGCCAAGTTGCCGCGTTTGCAAGGAAGTAGCGAACGATGGCTTCCGCCGAGTCAGCGAAGTATTTGTCGGTGAGCTTATTCAGCTCTTTCATTGCGTCAATATAAGGAACTGCTCCAAAGTAAGGAGCTTTCCACTCTTTGCGGATTTCCTTGGCGATATCAGAAAGATTACGTGGCATTATGCTGCCTCCTCTTCGAATTCAGAGTTGGGATCAGTTGGTTGGTAGGAAGCCGAAGGCCCAATGCCAGCGACTGTTCTTTCGATCTTGTCAGGATCTTCGAGACAGAAGCCGTGGTCAAGGGCGCAATTTGGGCAGATCGGGGTGGTGGTGGACTGGATCAGAGTCTCGCGTGGAAGCGTGGGCCTGAGAGCAATTGATCTAACCCACTTCATTGTTGTGGGCTTAGAAATCAGCTGATGATGCTCCATGAATTGAACAAAGACCTGGTGATCAGAGTCACAACCAGTGCAATGCTGGTGATGGAACAAAGCCCCGGTTGCAATGATCTGCCAGCGCTCAGCTTCGATTTCAGCTTCGAGAACTGAGGCCTTGGCATGAGCGGCTGCGCGGCCTTCGGTTGTCTGGCGGAAGTCCTTTGATTTCCGGCGGAGCTTTTCGGCTTCGGTCTTGCGCTTTTGCTTGTCGAGGACGGAAGCAAGCTCTGCGTTGAGTTCTTCGAGGAAGTCCATTGGATTATCTCCTGTCAAGCGTGCTGGTTGTTTTTATACTTCGTGGTGGGAAGGGAAGGTCTGCCCGCGAGCAGGGAAGTTATGGGTGTCCCGGCGACCCTGGATCATTCGATCTTTGTCCGAGAGCCGACCCCAATGCTTATGGGCACCGAGCTGGTAAGACCGGGAGTTGGGATCGTACTGGTGAGGGACAAGCCCACGACGGCGCTTCATCGAATAGGAAGAGTCTTTCGGGGCGCCTTTTTGCTTCTTTGCCATTGGAGAAGTTTCCTAAGTGTTCCACGGCTGGAATAGCCGGTGATTTGGCATAGCAAAATACCGGGGGTTATGCAAATCATTTTGCCAGCCCTAAGAACACAAAAAATCCCCGGAACCTGGGGTGAGGGTTCCGGGGAAGTCTTGGGGGGCACGCTTGACAAAGCCGCAGACTAGATCAGGAGTATGATCCCCGGTCTGCGAGCGGGTTGACGGAGAAGAAGGGTTACTTCTTCGTGTGCTTGTGGGCCGGGGTTTCGGCTTCCGGCTCGTCCCCGAACAGATCACCAAGCAGCGCATCGGTGTCGATCTTGTTGCCGGACTTGGCAGCCTTCTCGGCTTCGAGCTTCTTGATGGTCGGTTCGAGCTTGGCAGAGCGACGGAGAGCAAGCTTTTCGGCCGCCGACTTGGTATCGAGGAAGGCCTTGATCTGCTCGACAGTCTTGCCCGAGACTTCGACGAGAGCCCGGAGCAGGATGGAAGTTCCGGTGAAGGCTCCGGCTTCGCGCGCGACGTTCCATTCGCCTTCTTCCAGGCGCTTGATCAGGGCTTCAACGGCCAGAACAGCGTCGTCGAAGTCCTTCTCGCCGGCGATTGCGTCACCGAGCTTTTGTTCCGCGCCGTGGGCTGCGAAGCGAAGGATCATGTTTTCGGGGATTGTCAGCGAGCGGGTCTGGCCGTTACGGAAGTCCAGGCGCGTGATGATGACGCCGGTTTCGGGATTGATCAGGCTTTCCTTGACGAGTTTCTGCTTGGCAGTGAAGTCAACGATCCGACCATCCGACATTGTGATCGGGGTCTTTTCGGTCTTGGAGGCGGCAGGGGTTTTGGCAGCTTCGGTCATTGGAAGGGTTCCTTTGGTTGGTTTCCGGTTTCGGAGATGCAGAGATAGTGGAGAATTGGGGAGAGTGTCAAATGGTATTAGTGGCTGCGAGGTCGGCGGGCCGCGAATTTAGAATTTGACAATCCGATGGAATTATGCCGCCGAGGCTTCGAGATCGAGAAGCGGCTTAGTTCGGACTGTAAGCCAGAGGTTCCAGTAACCGGAGTTAGGTTCATCGCAGATAATCCGGGTTCGGATGATGTTGGACTCTTCGATGTGGAACAATGGCGAACTGGGTGTTTGCCGAACGCACCAGCGGAAACGGTTGAACTCTCCCTGAAGTCGCTTGAGGGTAGTATAACTGCGGTTCTGGGAAAGAAGAATTTTCTCTTCCGGCGACTGGTGGGCCATTCTCATAGCTGAGTGGAAGAAGCTTGGGAATTGGTCAGGATGCTGATAATGCCAGCCCATGGTCAAAAGGTCCTTCCGCATTTACCGCATCGGTAAATTTCGTATTCTTCCCAAAAGCCTTCTTCGTACATAATAGATATAGTGACTTCGTTTCGGGGATGAAATCCCAGCCAGCATAGGAATCTCTGCAGCATTGGGAATTACCTTTCATAAAATGGAGTTGAAGGGCTCTCACGGAGTTCCAGAAGCTTCTGCAGCGAGGCTTCAGCTTCGAGAGCAGCAGCTGTTTTCACTGCCTCAACATCTTCGACTTCAATGCCGATGGAGCGAAGAGCCTCATCGAGTTCAGTTCTCATTGTCTTCGGCAGAAAGACAACGAAGTGAGCACCATCACGCTTTTCAACCCGGATCATGAGTTTGTCGGCGGCTTCTTCGAGCTGAGAGTCGAAGACCTCACCGAGACGGAAGGGCTTGATAACGTGGTAGAGTTTGAGCCGAATGCTGGTTGCGTTTGAGGAATGGGTGAATTTGAGTTCCAAGCGCTCTGGATGGGCTTCGAGGGCCTTCTTCCAGATTGCTAGGAGCTGAGCATTCTCGCGGTTATTCTTTGACATTGAGGGATTTCCTTGGACAGGTGGGAATAGAAACTGGCGGGCCTGAGAGCTTCGTGGATGGAGAATCCTCAGGCCCGCCAGCCTTCGGCCAGAGATTAATCCCTGGCTTTGAAGCAGCTGACAGGCACAGAACAGATCAGTTGCGCCGGATTGAGTTGATAGCCTTCGATCTGTTCCTGAGCTTCTTCGAGAGTCGTATAAACCCCGATGACATGAGCAGTTCCTGAGTTGTAGTCAAACACCTGGATCAAATACCCTCCCATTCCAATCCTGGCTGGCTCAGCCCGAAGATCAGTCGGCGGATTGATTGCCGAGGCTTCACCCGGAGCCAGGGTTCCGATTGTAGCATCTGCAGTTTCGGTTGTCGTTGTTTCATCAGGTTGCGTTGCCATGAGAAAAGGTTCCTTAATCAATTCGGGGTCAATCCCCGGATATTCATAGTTAAATCACGGGTTCGAGGTCAACTACATTCCCTCTCTTTCAATTCCATTTGACTTGCTTAATCCCAGAACCTACGCGCGTCGCGCCCGCCCGCGCTGATTAGAAGGTCATCCCCGGCGGTTTGCCCCTCCAAATCCCCGGAGCTTTTTCGCCTTATGAAAATCTCCCGATTTTGCCATTCAGTAATAAGAGGGATTTCTCTAAGCTTAGACTCGGATTGAACTTTTATTGCTGGCTGGCGCAATTTTCGATCGATGGGGGATGATCAGCTATGATATGAGATAACATTACCTAGCTGGGGTGGTGGATTGGCGAGATTTGAGAGGGGATGGTTAGTCGGAGGCCCAGCGCCTAATCGGCGCGCAAATTATTTTCGATGGGTTGCAAAAAACTGGTTGCAATACCCTCCCATGGCTCTATGTAGGCAGCTCAATTCAACACAAAACGGAGATAGCCCAATGGCCCGCCCCTACTACGTTCTAGTAGCTCGTGACACCACCCCAGCCGGTAACGGCGAATGGACCGTTGAGTTCGGCGACTATGACAAGGAATGTGTTCATTTCGAACGAGACGATTGCATCTATTCCAATCGGTTCGAACAAGGCCGGAATGCCGGGAAAAATTGCCGGGTTTTGAAAGTCAAATCCGCCCACAAAACCGCGATTGCCAAAGCCGTAGCGGCATTGAATGCAAAAGGTTAAAACCATTCCAATGGTTGCACCGGGTCCGCCTAGTGCAATCGATGCAATGGTGCATCAAACCACCTGATAAAGGAATAAATACAATGACACATACCACTTTGGACCCTTCTTATGAAGCTCTGGTTCGGGCACTTGAAGTCGCCGCAATAGAATACGAAAATGTGGCTCGTGCTACGTATGAGTTCGCGGATTTGAATATCTATCATATCGCTCGCTGTGTGAATCGGTCTATGGCGCTTCGTTCACAGGCAGAGCGTATTCGCCGTTATCAAACGGTCTAATTCGCCAATTCATTTAAAAGGATATCTATCATGGCACGTATTATCAAAACCACCATCACTGGTTCCACTCTCTCGATTGCTATCGAAGGTGTTGGCAATCTCTCCATCGACGCCAACACCCTCTCCGAGGAGGTCCATAATCTCGCCCTGCTCCATGGCCTCCGGCAAAAAATTTGCGATGCAGCCGCTATGACCAAGGGTGCAACCGAAACCGACAAATTTGCCGCTATGACGGCCGTTCGGGACAACCTTATCAACGGCGAATGGTCAAAACGCTCTAGCGATGGAACCAGCCCGGTTTCCGGCCTGATTCTCCGTGCATTTGAGCAATGGGCCAATGAGCAGGCAATCGCCAAAAAAGCCAAAACCCCGCCAACCGCCGAAAAGATCAAGGCCCTCTATGACTCCAAAACCCGTTCGGAGCAGCTCGCTCTCCGCAACGTGCCCCGGATCGCGGAGATTATCGAAACCCTCAAGATCGAACGCGGGGCCCCGAAAACCCCCATCGACACCGATGCGTTGCTGGGAGATTTGTTCTAACCCTCTCTGGCTAGGGTTTT